TTTTTGTTTTCTCTACTTGGTTTATTATTTCAGTTTCAGCAAATTGTCTTCTTTGTTTTTCATCTCGCCACATACTTAATAATTTTTCGTAATCTTCACTCACATCTAACCCCTACAAATAGTTTTCCGTCTTTAGTGTACCACCCTTGATAATCTCTTTCCCCTTCAATATATTCGTAATATGTAGCAATCTTTGGTCTTATCTCATCTGCCATATCCCCACAAAAAATATATTTATCATTATTAAAAGGGAAAGTAATTCTTTCCAATTCGCAATTCGTACAAGCTAATAAAAAAACTATTATCTTGGTGTACATTAATCATCTTCCTTTAAGGTTTCTGTACTCCACCTTTTTAATGCACCTAGTTTTCCAGCTTTTGATTTAAGTCTTCTATTCTTTTCTTGTTCTTTTCGTTCTTCTTCTGCTTGAAGACAAACAAGATGTATTTTTTTAGTCTTTTCATCTTTTTTCTTCTCAAACATATGCTCTATTTTTGGAAATATCTTTTGTATTTTGTCTAATCTACAATTACATAATCTACTTAAAATTTCCCAATCAAACTCAATAGTAAAACCTCGCCAACAATGGCAATATAACAAGACATATGCACCTTGTTCATCTAAAGACATCTTCAATCTATTGGGATCACTTATCCAATCCCCAGCATAGAATTGAAAAGCTGGACTTTGTTCTTCTTTGGTTGATTTTCTCATAGTTTAATTGCTATATACTTATAATTCTCACTTCCAAGTTTTTGTTGTACAAGTGTTATAACTCTTTTTTCAGCTAGTTTCATCACACTTTTAGCAAATTTAGTCAGTTCTGTACTACTTGCTAATTGACAATCTTTAGCCAAAAACCCTTCATAATAAAGGAATTGACTATTAGGTGTAGATGTTCTTAACCATTGCTGAAAGTCGTTAAATGTTCTTTGTATATAGTTTGGTGTTAAATCATCTTGTAGTTGGATCATAAAACTCCACTATTACTTTACAAGACTTCCCTTCGTTCCTATGGATGTTATCATCAAAACTTTCTATTAAACTAAAAAGTTCTTTTGATTGTATTCCGTCATCACTATGTAGATGAGTAAGGACTTGGTTTTTCTTTTCTTTACCTTTATCACCATATTTAGTGCCTAAAGATACTACTTCATAACTTTCAATATACATATTACCTCTTTCTTTTTTTTCATATTTATTATTTACTTTGGTTAATATAAACCCCTTAAATTAAATGTCAATCTTTATTTCTACTATCTTGTATAGTAGTTGTAGGTAGAAGGTAGAAGGTTGAAGGTGTAGTTGAAGGGCTATCTTTTGCCATTAGCAAAACGATAGCAAAAGTATGGCGGTGCTATGATTGTGTTTAAAATGTGGCGGTAAGGGAAGCTAAAATAAACAATATTCCGCCACACTTTTTGGCCTATCTCTTTGGATCAATGTCCAAATCTGGCCGTATGTACTCAATATCAAAATCGCCAAGTTTTGCAATCTGATAAGCTCTAAATGGTGGTATTACCTTCCATTTAGATACTGCTGGATGTGATATTCCAAGCATTTTTGAGAGTTTCTTACCCCCATATGTATTAACTACCTCTCTTTTCCGTTCTTGTGCTATTTTAAACTCTTTTGTCATACAATATTATCTTTCTCATTTACGGCCTTTAAACCCATTAAATACTTTGCTCTTTCTTGTGTTTTAATACCTTCATCCGTCATTTCTAGGATTGCGTCAGCTTTTTTATAGTGATCTGGGATAACAGAAGACCTATCAATATTTAATATTTCCTTATCTATCCGCTTACCTTTAGCATTTAATTCATCAATTAATTCTGTTAAAATACTTGCCATTTTTCCAATATTCTTACAAAAATAATTAACATTAGTCAATAAAAAAGATTGACATAAGTAAATATATGCTTAAATTAGGTTAATTAATAATAAATAACTAAAAACAAAAAAGGATATATGACAACAATAGTAGCAAAAGAAGGGGTAAAAGAGTACCCTAAAGTCCCAACAGGTGTCCATAATGCAAGATGTGTCAAGGTTATTGATCTAGGCACTCAAAGAAGTGATTATGGCGGTCAAATCACCTATAAACGACAAGTTCTAGTTATCTGGGAAACTCCAGATCAACTGAATAACGATCAACCTATGACAATCAGTAAGTTCTATACTTTGTCTTTACACGAAAAATCTAATCTAGGTATGGATTTAGTGTCTTGGCGAGGAAGACCTTTTACTGAAACTGAAAAACAAGGTTTTGATATAACAAAACTAATAGGTAAAACTTGTCAGTTAAATGTAATGCACACAGATAGTGGTAAAGAAAGAGTATCTAGTGTTATGCCTTTAGGCAAAGACGCAAAGATCAAAGAGCAATTTCATCCTAGTGTATCATTTAGTATAGATGACTTTCAAAAAGGTAAGAGAGAAACTTTTAACCAACTATCAGAAGGTATTAGAAAAATGATATTACGATCTAAAGAGTTAGACGGAATTGATACAAGTGATATTGGTGATGAAGGTAATGGCAACGATCTTGGGAAAGTACCCTTTTAATGAAGTACACTAACGCAAGTAATCTTCCTAAAGCGATTGAACGAGCAGTAAGTAATGATCCTTATGATAGTAGTGGATCAGATATATCTACTACTCGTTTAATTGCACCCCCTAGAATAAGAGTATTAGAAAAAAGAAATTGGGATTTATTAGAAGAAGATGTATCTGATAGAATTTTTACTATTCTAGGACAATCAGTTCACCATATGATTGAGAGAGCAAAAACTAGAAAAGAATTATCTGAAAAAAGATTATTCTATAAAGATGAAAAAATTACTAATGGTTGGACATTAAGTGGTGCTTTTGATTTGCTTAATAGAGAAGGTCATTTAACTGATTTTAAAGTGACTTCTGCTTGGCAAGTAGTTCACGCATTAAAAGAAGGAAAACCAGATTGGGAAAACCAACTTAATGTATTAGACTTTTTATGTAGAAAAAATCCTAACGAATTAATCAATTATAAAACTAAAATTAAAGTTAAAAGATTATCTGTTATGGCTATATTAAGAGATTGGTCTAAACTTCAAGTAATGAAATCTGATAACTACCCTAGAAAACAAGTAGTGATGATCCCTATTCGTAGGTGGACAGAAGATGAACAAGATAATTATATTAAAGAAAGAATTAAGATACATCAAAATGCTGAAAAGGTTTCTAAACTTCCTTTATGTACTGCAACTGAAAGATGGCGGAAAGAAGATCAATTCGCAGTTATGAAATCTGGTCGTAAATCTGCTTGGCGATTATTTGATACTGAACAACTTGCTTTAGACTTTATTAAATCTCAAAATATGGTTAAAGGTGTTGGTTGTGATATTGTTCATAGAAAAGGTGAAGATGTTAGGTGTCAGCATTATTGTAAAGTAAATCAATTCTGTGATTATTTTATGAAAGTAAATTTTTAGTGCCTAAAACTCCCAAACACCCAGAAAAAGTAGTTAGACCTTTTGTCTATACCAACGATCCTTTAATAATGGATTTATTCCAAGAATTTGCTAAACGATCTGATAAAGGTATAGACAAATTTGGTAAGACTATGGTTGAAGCCGACAAGCCCATAGATGATTGGTTAAAAGATGTCCAAGAAGAATTATGGGATAGTCTTGTTTATATAGAAAAAGTCAAAAGAATACTCCGAAAACTAAATATTAAATAGAACAAACCAAGAACATAGTATATAATCCTATACTATGCTTAAATTTATACTATTTATACAAATATGCTATGCAGGGCAGGTATGTACTCCGCCTATGCTTAAAAGCGATATAAAGCCGTTTAAAGACCATAAATCTTGTGCCATAGCTGGTTATCAAGAAGGTATAAATATAATGAAAAGTTTAAATGAAGATGAAGTAAATAAAGCTAGACCATTAGTTCAATTTTGGTGTCAGCCACAAGAAGTAAAAGATGAAAAAGAAAAAGAAATTAGCACCTAGACCTTCCGCAAAAATCTCTTTAGATGTAATTTCCTTTCAAATTAATGAAATGCACAAGGATGTAGCTAAAAATAGTAGAGATATAGAGCAATTAAAACATCAAGTATCTATGGGAAAAGGTGGTATAAAAGCAATTTTTGTGATAGGCTCTATTATTGCCCTTACATTAGGTGGCATAAAATTGTTTAAAATATGGTAAAAATATGATTGGATTATTGACAAAACTCTTACCTAGCGGAATCAAATTAGGTATGGAGATAATGAAGAACAAACAGAACACAAGAAGATTAGAAAGTGTTGCCGAAATGAAACATATGGAACGGATGGCAACAGGCGAATTAGAATACAAACAAGCTGTAATGCAAAATAATCAACAAGGATGGAAAGACGAGTTCGTTTTAATTTTGGTTTCCGCCCCCGTGATGTTGCTAATTTGGAGTATCTTTAGTGATGATCCAGAAATTATGGCAAAGGTAGAAAAGTTTTTTGAGTATTTCAATAATATGCCTTTTTGGTATCAAGCCTTGTTTATTGGTGTAGTTTCTGCTATCTATGGACTTAAAGGTGCAGATATAATGAAAAAACCAAAATAATGTATAACGATCTAAAAGAACAAGTAAAAGAACATGAAGGTTTTGTAGATACTGTTTATAAAGATAGTCTAGGTTTTGCCACAATCGGATATGGGCATTTAGTTAGACCAGACGATCCTTATAAAGAAGGACAAACTTACACAAAAGAAGTATTATCTGAACAATTTGATAAAGATTTTGAAGAAGCAAAGAACAATGCTTTATCTTTAATAGGTGATATTCCTTTAGTCTTCCAAGCACAATGTGTCATAATTGAGATGGTCTTCCAGTTAGGAATTGCAGGTGTTGGAAAATTTAAAGCAATGTGGAAGGCTCTTAAAGAAAACGATTACAACACAGCAAGTTTAGAAATGCTTGACAGTCGTTGGGCAAAACAAACTCCGAAACGAGCAGAAAAACTTTCAGCGATTATGAATTCTTGCAAATCTTAATATCTTTTGTTATACACTTAACAAGAGTATGTTAGTATTTGAAGAAATAATAATAAACTATTTAAAAAAAGACGAACATCCTATTATCCGTGATGTACATATTGATGATGGAGTTGTTACATACATTGATCCAAAAGATAAGATAAAAAATTTGGAAGAATGTATAGAAGGAAATTAATATGTACAAAAGGATTTTAGTAATAAGTGACTTACATATACCATACCATCATAAAGACAGCTTCGCATTCTTGCGAGAAATTAAAAAAGAATATAAGCCTGATTTCGTGGTTAATATTGGCGATCTATTGGATTTTCATGCTATTAATATGCACACCCACGATCCTGACTTATATTCTGCTGGGCATGAATTAAAAGCGGCTAGAAAATATATCCACGAATTAGAATCTATATATCCAAATATGATTGAAGTAGAAAGTAATCATAGTAGTTTAGTATATAGACGAGCATTAAAATTTGGTATGTCAAGAGAATTTTTAAAAGACTATGGTGATTTTTTAGGTACAAAGAAATGGAAATGGATAGATGATCTAACTTTAAAAATGAGTAATGGGCAAAAATGTTTCTTTACACACGGAAGATCAGCAGATGTTTTAAAGGTATCTCAAACTATGGGTATGTCCGCAGTACAAGGACACTATCATACCAAGTTCTTAATAAGTTATTGGGCAAATCCAGATAATCTTTTCTTTGCTATGAATGTAGGATGTTTAATTAATCAAAAAAGTCTTGCTTTTGCTTACGCAAAAAATTTTAAAACAAGATTTATATTAGGTAGCGGTATGATTATAAATGGCATACCTAAACTATTACCTTTAGTCTTAAATAATAAAGGTGATTGGATTAATAAATTAGTTTAAAAGGGCGATAATAGCAACAACTGCTATTGCTATACCAACAGCAATTTTAGGATTAGCTTTTGCTAAATCCCATACTTGTTTTATTTGTTTCATAGTTTTCTCCATTATTTCCATCCTATTGATGTTGCGTGAATTTTTGTTTCTTTTGAAGAAGCACTTTGATTATGTGTAGTAATTTTATAACACATATCAGTTCCACTTGGTTGTCCTGAAATATCTAAATCGTGGAAAGCTAAAACCTTTTTATTTGTTCCCCAAGTTCCCTCATCTACTAAAGTTCCTTGTGTAAATGTTGTTCCACTATCTCTTGAAATCCAACCTTTAATATCTGTATTTAATGTTGCTGTTCCAGCTTGATTTTCAATTAATGTAATCATATCAGCAGTAGATGGTTGAGCCATTGCTGTTGTATCTGTGGATTGTAAAGTTAAATCATCTCCTGCTGTTAGCACTTGTGTTAATCTTCTTATAATAACTACACCTGAACCACCAGCCGCCGCCGCAGGAGAAGAACCTGTAGTCCAAAGACCACCACCGCCTCCTCCGCCAGTATTTGCAGTTCCAGCTACAGCATTAGTTGAAGCACTATGAGCCGCACCTCTACCACCGCCACCAGTTGCAGTACCGCCTGATGGAGTATTTCCACCACCGCCACCACCACCAGCATAAGTTACAGCAGAACCTGTTATTGAAACTTCTAAACCAATACCGCCAACACCGCCATCATAAACACCACTAGCTACATATCCTCCAAGTCCACCAGCTCCTCCACCGCCTGAACCTGTATTACTTGATGAAATTCCTCCAG